CTGCCATGCCTGGAACCAGCTCGTCGATCAACCATGGCGCATCATGTCAATCGGACTGCGCAATTGGGCTCATAGGTTATAGCAATCAACGGTTGGTATTATGTGTCGAATGTGAAGCCTTCGCGCATTGGCAGGCTCTTGTAAGGTGTGATGCGACGAGTGCCGCAATGCGCGCAATCTTCATCAACCTCACATTCCCAAGGCTCTGCCCATTCTTCATGGCAATCGGGGCACCTGTAGAAGTTTTCACGCATTGGGGTATGTCCTGAACTTTGTAGGTAGCACTATCTTTGTGTAGCCAGTGCTTGATGTGGCTACATTCCAATTTCACACATGAATGCGTCTACGTATTCGGCACCTAAACGCTTCTCCAGTTCGTCCAACACCAGGCCACGAACAAGGCGTTGATCTTGATCCTTGCCGTCGCATTTGCGGGCAACGTCTTTAAGGGTCTCTGTCTCGTATCCGTGGATCTTGTCGCGCAGGGAAACAGGCATCGGGTTACATCCTCGATCTCGGTTGCTATGCCCTTTCTATATATGTAGCTATATGTAGTCAATGCTCGTTATATGTGTAGCTACATGTATTTTGTTGTTGCTCTTTGCGTGGGTGGAGCTTACAAATTCCCATAGGAAAGGAGGCAAACCTTGAATGAGTGACTTAGTAAACAATGAGCAAACCAAGCTCACCGCAAATGCCATGAACGCCATCGCGGTATCATGCGTTGTTACGGGTGGCCTTACCCCGATTATAACAGGACATACACCATTATGGTTTAGCGTGTGTTGGGTCGTAATAGGTGCTATCCTACATCTTGAGGCCCGAAAGTTTTTAAGGAGGCTGAAATGACAGGATATGAGTTTTACGCCTACATCGGCGCTCCCTTGCTTATGTTGGGCGTCTGTAGCTTGGCGTTCCTGCTGCCGAAAAAATGACAGGGGAGGGCGGTCATAAAGGCCGCCTTCTTTATGTGACTTCGCCAGGCGAGGGGACCGCATGACCTTCATACAGATTTATGCGCTGATTTCTCCAATGATCCTTGTTGCCTTGGGTGGCTTGGCTCTGTTTCTCGCAAAGCGTTACATTCATTGAATATGTTTCAGATCATAAACCCGATGATCTTGGCTCTTGGTATCGCCATAGGGGTAATCTGGTTTCGGCACAAAAAGGGATAATCGCCCTTCTTTTTACGTCTTGATCCGTGGGAATGCCGTTATGGGTGATAACATCTTCACCCGTGAACAAAACGTGTTTCAAACGTCGCGTAATTATCAATTATGCCAACAAAATATCCACATACCCTGAATCGGGTTTCTCTAGGGATTTTTGTTCACGAAGTGTTTGATTGTTGATATTTTAGATTTTCATGATGAATCATCTTAAAACGTTTCCATATCCTCGATAAAGTCCACTAGATTTCCGTCTTCCTCAATCAGACCAAGGCCAGGCACGCGTATGCCCTCGGGGATCTGGTGAACGTAGCGTGTCTTGCCCTCTATCAGCATCGGCACGCAATAGAGCGTCACAGAGCCGTCAGGGTGATAATCAACTGAGAAGGTGGTCTCAAAGTCCTCTATACCACCAGGCGAATGCGACAAGGCGATAGGGAAAGGGTATTTCCCTTTGCGCTTCATGAAGTCCGAAAACGTCATGGTCTGTTCATCTCTATCAGAGATAAAATTGACCTTCTCCATGCCTTCTATCTGGACCTCTGGTGGCAATTGGACCACTGGCCTTACAAACAGTTCCTTTGCTTCAATAGCAACTTTAAACCTGTTCGGCTTGAACAGGTCTAACACCTGTTTGTAAAGATCCGTCATGGCGCACGTCTCCTGTCATTTGCCTAAACCAATGCGCGTTTTTAATATGTGGTATGCGAATATGTTATTAAACGCGCATACCATCCTCACGCATTACCGCCAGCAGCTTCCCAAGCACCCTATCACGCATGGTCGGGGTTACAATTCCAGAGTTATCCACAGGTGAATTATACTCTTTTATATATGGTTTCGTATATGGTGCGCATCTTTTGCGTTTATAGGAGATACCCTCTGGCAGTTCCTTTAACGCATTGAAAACATAGCGGTTTGCGAGACGACGCGGACGGCCCTTCACAATCTCATATTGCGGCACCACCAGGACCAGGCCAAGGGCTTTGGCCACGCGGATTGCCTCTGAGACCGTCCGTAAGCTGATCCTAGCCTTGTTAGCCACATGGCGCTGAGTAGGGGAGTTGTTACCGCTCTTGAGTATCTGGAACAGGTTAATGAGCGCCTGCTTCATATGGAGGGTTATCGACCCATTATCAAAAGCGTCAAAGATTGTCGCAACAACATCATTAGATTGCTGCTTTGTATAAAGTGAACGGGTTGTCATTAGATAAAAGCCTTGAATGACAAGGCATGGCTTGATATACAAGCCATAAGCCTCGTTCTTTATGAATGATGCCTTGCTCTTTTGAGCACTAAGCCTTGAATGCCTAATTATCCTGAGGGGGATGATTGTTTTTGGCTCTGGTTTGAAAGTGCTGGTAACACGATCAAGCCAAGCGTTTAGGGGTGCGCTATATCATTCCTATCTCCATAAAATAGGCCGGGGCTTCATTGCTCCGGCCTATTTTCTTTTCATGCCTGGCGAACAACGCCACCATGACGATTAGATAGAGCCTTGCGCAGCACGTCGTTGATAAACGTTTGCCACCCCGGCCCCGTGCTCTTTAATGCTTCCAACACGTCCGCATCCACACGTAATGATACGTGTGCCTTGGGGTTCTCCTTGCGCGGCCTTCCACGCTTCGCTTTGCCGAGTTTCGGCTTGGCGGCATCAGACAGGTCAGGCAGGGAAGTGCTAGAATCGTTTGCCATGTCCCTAGCTTGCTGTCTTCCCATCCTGCCGTCAACATTTTTTTTGTAGCACGTTAAATGTGTTACAAAATCTTTGTAGCTTTTTGTATTTGTATCTTTCCACACCTGTAGGTTGTGCTATGCTTCGGCTGTCGCTCATTGCGAACCTTCATAAAAAAAGGGACATACATCATGATGTATGTCCCTTTTTTTATGTCATATCATAATGGATGCTTGATATTACGTCATAATAGGAAGAATAATAGATAGTTCTGAAAAGGGACATATCTGGGAAAGGGGGAGAAATACTCCCCCTTTTCCCTTATAAACCTGTTGATAACAGCGTTGTGTTGAATACAAGTTCAGTTGTGAAAACTTCCCAGCGTGAAAACTTTATTAACGCGGTTAAGAAACAGATTGATCTTGTGAAATATGATATGAAACCAGAAGGTGAACCACTTATTGGCAAAAAGTGGTATAAGGTGGAAGGTAAAAACGCATATACGTTTGTTCGTTATTCGGTTAAGAAAATAAAGATTTTATCAACACAAACAGATGATAAGGCAGCACTTCGAGTTGGAACAAATTATCAAGCTCTTTTAAAGTTTTATGATAATCTAATTTCTGTTGCTGAAAGTGGCGAACTTGATGAGATACTTTCAAAAGTATCTTCAGAAATGATAGCTGAACGCCAAGCCAGCAAGTTACGAAATGCTTCTGATCCTGAATATCAGGCTAAAAAAGAACGGGCAGCAGCCAAGAAAGAATCAAAAGAATATCAAGAAACACTTCTTGATAATGAATAATAAAAAAGGCCAGTGATATTGTCACTGGCCTTTTTGTTTGAAAGCATATTAAGAAATTATATCAGGTATATTCCTCAATAATCACCACGCCGGGCATTCCTAGGCCGCCCGCCTGTCCTACGGACTGATTGTATCCCACGCTTGCGCCGCCGCCCCCAGAACCGTAACCAGTGCCATCGATACCCGCACCTGCCAGATCCGTGCCGGGGCCGCCGGTTCCAAGAGGGGTATCTCCTCCATCTCCGGATTTCCCGTTAGATTTACTGAACGTAATCATTGGCGATCGTCCGGCCGTTGTTGGACGGGAAAGCACCACGATCCCTTTGGCTGGAACGGGAGGGGTATCCGTTGAGTATTGCGGGAGGATTTCTCCGACAGATCCCCATGACCCGCCAAAACCGCCACCCCCGCCAAGTAGCGTAACCAGTGAGCCTATTGTGGTAGTCCCGCCAGGATCACCGTTTCCGTTCGAGGGGGCCGTACCACCAGCGCCGATTACGATGTCCACCGAAGCACCAAAGTCAGCGGCGGTGATCCAAAGCTCTATATACTGTCCAGAGAATCCGCCACCAGCAGACGCTTGATTATTTCCATCGGTCCAAGGAGCACCCCCACCCCCGCCGCCACCACCGCATGCGCGGATGTGCAGCCATTTTGTCGCGGCGTTTCGGGTGAATGTGAGGCTGGATGTGATTGACGTAACGCCAATCAGTGCATTGGCAATGAACTTCTTTGCTTGTAACTGGCCGAGGGTGACGGGGTTTTGCGAAGATGCCGCGTCAGGCACGGTGATTGAAGAGTTGACCTCAACAGTGCCTGTTTCGCGGTTGATACCCAGCGGGTCGTCAATGAAACTCCCTTCATCGTCAAATCGCGAGATGTATAAATTACTGCCTTCGTTCGCACCGCTCTCGGCATCACCATCAATGCCGACCGCAAAACGCGCGAGTCCAGAGGTTTCAAATACGATCTGCCTGTTTGTTCCGGCGGCACCTGAATTGGACATATTGCCTGTGAACGCCACAGGGCCGGTCACGGTCTGAGTTGTTGTATCAGTTAGCTGAAGATAGTTTTCTTCAGTCCAGTTTTTTATATCAGTTTCAGCATCATTAACCGTGTTTACAGTGGCAATAGACGTGCCCTTTAGGGTTAATGTTCCAGTGATATTGCCACCAGTAAGGTTAAGATAATTGCCTTTAACCCATGATTCAAAAGCAAAGTTTCCCAAGTCATCAGTGTTGACCGTGGCTTTCAGCCCCGATCCATCGGTGGCATTTCCAATATAAACAGTATCTGAACCTTGGTCAGATACTCCACCCTGGCGAACAGGGGTATATCCAAGTTTGCCCGCTGTGATGACAGAGTTTACCCATGCGGTGTTACAAATCTTCTGTGAATCATCACCATCTGGTGGTGTGGTTGTTGTCGGCGTTCCAGTGAGGTTTGGGGAGTTCAAAGGCGCATACACCTTCTGTAGTGCCTGATTAAGCTGTGTATGGTCCGTTGATACAGGTGTAATTCCCGCTTCCGTGATAACCAAAATGATTTCGTCATTTACGTTTTGAAACCAATCTGTAGTAACAAGCGTTCCCGGTGATCCTGTTGCGGGATCTGGATTGTTAAATGTAAGTGTTTTCATCCATTTTCCTTTAAAATATGTTTTAGCTATTTATGTCAGATATGTAGTAGATACGGACATACGGCGGTAAAATAGCTGCAAACGTGTTTTGCAATATCGTATAGTCATTAGTTCCATGTACAACAAAAGTAACATCAAATTCGTAACTATAATCTTGGCATGTTCCTACGCTGTCCCCACATCTATATATGCCAGATATTATTCCCCCGTACTCGATTATCGTTAGGGTATATCCAAGTTGCTTTGCAAAGTTAATAAAGTAGCTATTAGATATTGCTCCGGTTGCCGTGAGCAACGCTACAACTTGATTGCGTTGCTCCTGTATGTCCGTTGGAGCATCGCAGATCCCCAACGTTTTCTGCCATATGGGCAACAGCACTGTGGAAGTGCCGGGAAAAACCTCGTCTATGGTCTCACAACTCAATATGTCCATGTCTTGAAACGCATATGAAAATCCTTGAGCAATTTGGTTTAGTAATGATGCTTCATCTTTAGGCCATGCAAATCCTGTTGGAAGTAGATTCTTGAGTCCTTGCGCATATTCATTTTGCTTATAATTTTGTAATATTGTCATATGAAATTATCCTTATGAATATGTGATCGTCCCCACTTCTGGAAGCTCGCCTTGAGTAGTAACTATATTTGCTGATGGTGATTTTAATGTGAAGTTTGTATAGTTTGTCGCTGTTTGAATAGCAGCAATGATGGATGTTAGGTATATTGTTGTTCCTAAAGGTGTTCCTGAATTATGGAACAAGGTAGTGATTGCTGCCTGTATCGCTGTTTCTTCGGCGGAAGTGATGTTGGTTAAGCCCTCTATTTCAATATCAATAGGGGTCTTCATTGGAGAGCATACAATCATGATCTCCCCAACAGGTTTGTTGCCATACATGGAGTTCGCAACGGTAAGTTGATCCCCGGTAGCGGTCGTCCAACGTGTTTCGCCTATCGCTGCGCCATCTGTCCCTTGTGGATATCCAAGGTATGTGTTGGTACGATCCATCATCACATAGACCACCACTTCACTCCCCGCCAAAGGCGAAGCCATACACCACGCTTGAGTAACGCCAGGCGCGGCCAAGGCCCATGTTACGTGGTCCGCAACAGATCCACCGCTAGGGCGTTCCTGAAAGGCATCTATGACGCGGGTTCTAAGGTCCGTATCCGTCTCAACGTCTGTGCCGCTGGTTATATCGTTTGTGAGGGTTACAGTGCCATCAATGCCCGCATATGCGGAGTTGAGGGTAAGGACGGTTCCTGATACGCAATTCCCTGCTGTGCCAGCATCAACGGCTGTGATGTTGACGGGGCTGTTGATCGCCGTTGCGGTGTCGGTGGTGTATTGCGTTCCATCTGTGCGTGATAGGACAGTGTGCGCTGGTATGATTGTGGTGGTGTTGGAGCCTGTGAATGTGACGTTTCCAGTGGCGTAAGCCGCTGGCTTCCTTGTTATGGATTTGAGGGTTCCCCAGGCTTCAAGGGTTAAATCTGTGGCGGTGAATGGAACCCCTTGCTCCGCTATGTATTCGTTATATCCCTGTTGTGCGTAGATCATCTTCGCAAGGGTTGTTGCCAAGATCATCAACGGACTTGTTGGCAGTAGTTTTTGCCCTGTTTCTGTCTCTACGTAATTTACAACTGTAGTTAATATCTGTTCATATGTTTGTAGTTCATACATGTGTGAAATACTCCAATTTTGCTATTGGAGTATTTACAAACGAGTAGCTTTTTTAAAGGGAATGGATCTCTGGTAAAACGGGTTTCCAAACGGGAAATTACGGCATACTCGAAAAAAGCGCCGAAAACGGGCATATTTGCGCTATGGGAGAAAAAACCCCGTTTTCCCGTTTGGACATATTCCTAATATAAAACTGGATACAAGACATGGCGCGGAGCGAAGCTCCGCTTTAAAAGGGAATGGATCTCCACTTTAAAAAGGGCGAAGCCCTTCCAGTTACAAAATTACGTTTTTTTTCATCTTCGTTTAAAACCACGAAAAAACCCTAAAATATAAAAGTATGATGAAGATGAAAAAAAACGTAATTTTGTAACTGAGAGCTAAAAAATGGCGGAAAACCGCCATTTTTCCAGTTACAAATGCAGTTACGTTTGCCAAAAAAAACGTAACTCAGTTACGTTTTCAGTTACGAATGGACAGTAACAACGCGGTAAAAATCACTTCCAGTTACATTTTCTGTAACTCAGTTACATTTCTCAAAAAAAACGTAACTGCATTTGTAACTAAAGAGAGGAGCATAATCGCTCCTCTCTTTAGTTGCTTATAACCTCGTCAATGCTTGCGCATGAGAACACAAGTTCACTTGTGAGTTGAACGGGGTCTTGTGTTACCACTTCCTGCACGAAACAATCATGTCCAATAACTTGCAGCCCGTTTCTTGTTAGGAATTGAACTGTAAGCCCTGAATCATTTAAAATCGCACTTGGAGCCACGCCAGCTAACCAACGGATTGTGACGGTTATCTTTGCTGCTGTTGGCTCGTATGATGTGACGTTCTCAACGCCCATAAGTGATGTTTGTCTGTTCTTTACAATGGTTGTGACGTTCCATGTAACGTTTTCAATAACGTCATAAGGGATGGAGTTTATAGAAAACTCCGATACACCTTGTGACTGTGTAGTTTGAATTGCTGCCATTAAAATGTGTCTCCTTAGAAGCTAAAATCTATGTTGATTTGGATTTGTCTTAGTTGCTCAACAAGTGTAATTGGGCAATAAACTGCCACTACGCCTTTTGATTTCAATACAACTGAAACATTGCTGTTGAAGGTTGCTGCATCTTGGCAAAGGCCAGAGTTTATCAATGTGTTGTATGTTGAAATAAGCTGTGCTTTGATACCTGCTGTAGTAACAACGTTCTTGTTTGTTATTGAACCACCATTTGAAGCCAATGTAGCGGAATCAACAATCTTCATGCCTGTATCAAAGAATGCTGTGTTGCAGTCGTTTCTAAAGGTTTCGGAACATACGGCCACTGTTGGAAGTGTTTCAGTGTCTTGGTATGTGTCGTCTGGAGTTCCAGCAGCGTTGGTTTGATAAGTGGTTCTTGATCTTTCAAGGTACACATCGCCCGCTGAATCTTCCTTGGTGATTGCTACACCGGCATTGAAGATCGAATTACGCTCTGTGATGCTGAATCCGTTTCCAGATGGAGCAACATCCACGGCCAAAAGCTGGATAGGTGCAGATGGATCTGCTGCGATGCTTGGCGCGATTACGGCAGCTACAGCGGCCATTTTCACAACGTCATCATCCACTGAACCTGGCGCAAAGCCTACGACAGTGGAATATTCGGAATTGACGGTTGCCCCGTAAGAGAGAAGGTTAGTAGCTGTGTCTGTTCTTGCTGAAACGTGGATACCATAAAGTTCTGATGCATAGTTATATCTGGCATCAAAAAATGTCTTGATGGCCAGGATCTGGTCACTATCACTAAATGTAGTGGCTAGAACGGTGAAAGGTGTTTCCTGTATAGCGTTTAAAGCTGTTTGTATGTCGGAAACACTGCTGCTTGCGCATGTAATCAAGTAGACAGGTGTTACGCTATCAACGTCAATGTATCTGTCATATGCTCTTGTAATGTCAGCGGAAACCCCGAAAATTGACTGGACGTTGGCAAGTGATCCTGCGTATGTGAGTGTGTTTACAGGTCCATCAATGGTGTCTGTTGCTGTTGGGGATACGCCAGTTGCTGCTGGATCGCTGGATAGCCCTGTGCCATCTGTTGTGAATGAAACAGCATTAACGCCTGTGTTGGCGTTCAAGCCTGTAACGGTGATGGTGGCATTGCTTACAGTGAACTTGTCGCCAAGGTGGTACCCTGATCCTGCGTTGTTGACTGAAACGCCGTTGATTGCGTAGCTATCAATCTTTGTGGAAGTCGCATTAAAGGTTGCGCCTGTTCCCTTTCCGCCAGTGCCATCAATCCCTGTTGCGGTCATGTCTGAAACAAGAGCTTGTGTGTAAAGGCTAGGTGTGATTGCTGTTATCACGCCATTTGCATCAACAGTCTTAACTGTTGCTGTTCCAACGTTCAAAACAGTGACAACATCACCTACTACATATCCCGTTCCGCCAACATTAAGAGTTAGTGAAGCAGGCTTAAAAGTGATGGCGTCAGTACTTGTAATGTTGAATGTAACACCAGAACCATCTGTAAGTGCGCTATTAACTGCCATAATAACAACAGCGTTAGAAGCGTTGGTAGTGGTCCCTGTTCCGTTGATTGTTACAAATGTCCCTGGAATTATAAAATCTGAGGCTATATCTACCATGTATTTTGAAAATCCTTTTGTGTAATGAGTTTATGTTATTTAGTTATGGTCACTTGTTCTTTATCAACAAGTTCTCCGTCCTTGTAATAGTCGCCTTCAATGTCCATTTCTGTTAATGGATCGTAATCTACGCTGAACCCATCTTCGGGTAGTATTTGCTCTGTTACTTCAAAATCAAACTTGTATACGATTCTGGAGGCGGTCATTTTGACGTATTCGCCAGAACCCCCCGTGATGCCTGGGCTTAATGCACGGTCACTTGGCACCCATCCACAGAGGCATGAGCGCAAATCCATGGAGCATGTCGTATAGTTGATTTGCTGCGCGGTACCGCCGGTGTTGTCTGCCCTGTTGTCGAGGACAACAAACACGCCAAAAGACAATGTTTGTGTGGTGATAACGCTTGTAAGTGATCTGTTTTCTTCAACATCTGTGCCGGTGAAAATGACACAAGCAAATGGAAGTGACGTAGGATTAAGGGCAGTCTCATCTAAAAGACGTGCAAGTTCCGCTTCTAGCCCTACTTGGTTTTTAACAAATATTTTGCTTTGTGAGTCTATCTGTTGTGCTACGTCTACAGGACTTGTGAATGTTCCCATATTACTCCTTTCATTTAGTGGTGATACCTTCCATCACGGCTCTAGTTATTCTCTTGGTTATGTCATTCTTCATGTCGTCCAGAACTACGGACATGAAAGGGCGGGGTAAAATGTCCCCTTTGTGGGTAGATCCCGTGTGCACGGCACCATTGTTGAGAAATAGGGCGTAATACGCTCCATCGGTGATGGTGACTCTGTTTCCCTTGATCTTGTACGTAATTGCCTTTGCTAGAAGGCCATCAATCAAGGATGGGGGTTGCCCCGGCGCGGATGCTGTATGTGAGCCTCTAACGGACCCTGTTGGTGTAGAGGATTTCAACAGGGTCCGTATTTTCTGTTTTACCTCTTGAGCGATGATCCTTAGTTCTCGTTTTAGAGGCTTCATATTGAGTTTAAGCATGACCTCATTGACTTGGATTTGTAGCATCTACACTCCCTTGAAAGTTAAGTTCCTGCAAAGTTAGATGGCAAACAAGGAATCTGTTTTCTTGGTCAACAAGCTGTATATCATTCACGCTATATCTTTCGGTTCTTGTTGTCATGTCGTTATCAAGGATCATTGTTGTTATGTCCGTGAATGATGTAAGATCTTTTCTATATCTAGTAGTGAGAATATGGGTTGATTCCCTGATGTTATCTTGTACGCCATTAACAACGGTCATGGGATTAAGGGCATACAAAGCACCATATTCTTGGCGCGGATTGGTGAGCGTCTCTGTCATGCCGCCTTGCTCTGTGGCGATGTTTGGAACGCTGGCAGTATCGTAAAAGGTGATAAGTCTCTTGAATTCCTTGGGGTTTATCATCCAGCACCCCCAAAGCCGATACGGCGGTAATTCACCAGCAAGCCTTTTATGGCATCGTCAAACAGCACCGTACCTGATGCACCTCTGTTATCAAAAAGGTTCTTGGTTAGGATCTTGATGGCGAGTTGTATGGTCTGTGGGCATGATCCTGCTGGAGCGATGCCGCCGGTGTAATCCACTTCCAGATGTGAGAAGTTCGTAAAGTAGTCCTGCACCGCCAGGTTATAGGTGATGCTCATGCGTGCGGGATTTGTCATGAGGTCAACGGCATAATCCTGCCCCATCACCAATGGCCAATCATCCATCCCCCAAACGCCAAGGGTGACGTTCTCTACTGACTGTGCGGCTGTTGGAAAGTCGATCCACTGGCCCGCAACGGCATTGAAGCCATAGGAGATGAAAGAGCGGCTAGAGAGCCAGGACGCAAAGAACGCCTGCGTCTTTTCGTTCTCACCGCGAGAGAGTATCCAGCGCACGCTACGTTGCTGCACGTAGTCCCCTAGATACCCTTCAATGATGTTGGTGGCCGCTTGCCCCAGGCTCGCGATAAGGGGCTGCTGTGCGGGATCTATGCAGGCCACAAAGGCTTGTAGATCACTGGTGGACACGGGACATAGAATGTCTTGTGATATGGTATCTGTGAGCATCTTACTTTGTCACCATATCTGTGCCGCCGCTTTTCACGATTACGGCCTTGCCTTCCCTGATAAGCTTTTCGCATACCAACTTTGGCAACGTGGTGATTGTCCCTACGTCTAGCTTGTCATTGATCTTCTTTGTTATTTTTATCGTCATCTGTCTCTCCTTCGCTTGAAGTGTCGTTTGTATTTAAGTCTGTGGGCTTAGGTTTCCCCTTTGCTCCGCTTGCTTGCGATCCCTCGTAGTTAGGGGCTTGTGTGTTATCCAATGTCATTCTGTGCTCCTAAAGAAAAAGGGGCATCAAAGTGCCCCTTTCCCTGTCATTGTTTACGTTTTGTTCCGTATTAAGAACCTGTTGTAGTGGTGCTGGTTCCAGAGGATGGGTTTGTTTTACCCTTTGCTCCAGAAGCGTCAGAACCTGCATAGTTAGGATTCTGTGTGTTGTATGGTACGGAACCATCTGGGTTAAGTGCCCATGCTGTTGCGTCGATACGGAAAGCTGCGTTATCCAAGGTTAGCTGGAAGTCAAGTCTTTCTGTAACTTTGAACAAGATCAAGTCTTGTGCGTAAGCATTAGCTGTTACCTTACCTGTTGAATCGCTTAGTGAACCAACATCTGTGACTTGTGATTCTAGTGAAGAAGCCGTGCCAAATTGTAGGTAGTTAGGATCAACAAGGAATATAGAACCTACGTTATTTCCGGTTCCTTTGTTGGTTGGAATCAAGTTTGTGCTTCTTACTTCGGCACCAAATAATTTTCCAGTTCTGTCCATTTGGTCTGCAAATGGGTAGATACCCAAATCAGTGGAAACGCTTCTTAGGAAAAGTTCTGTTTGAACAGGCATGATCCATACAAGGTTTTCAGAGAAGTTTTTGCCACGGATGAAAGAAAGTGCTCCGTATAGTGCTTGGTTAATGGACGCAAAATCATTCTTGGTTGCTGAAAGCACGTTTCCGCTTGTTGTAGTGTATCCCATCAAACCATTTGGAGATGTTTCTGATCTTGAGGTGTTGTTGATAAGTGAAGCATCTTCACCAATCGCAAGCTGTCTTGCCAAATCTTCGGATACATAACGTGCTACATCAAAAGCTCCAAACATTGCTAGTTCTTTGGTCATGCTAGAAGTAACAGCAATCTTTTTCCAAAGTAGGTTTACGGTATCGAAGTCTGGTGCGCTGGATGGAATGATCTGACCTTCACCTACCCATTCTGCGGTAGAACCAGCGATAGCACGAGGAATAGAAACGTTGCCATTTGTAGACATGTCAATAATATTGGCAATGTCACGGATAACGGTTTTTGCTCTTACAAGTTCAATGAAGCCCTTGTATTCTGGCGCTACCAATGGCTGTGAAGTTGAAGAAAGATCTTTTATCTTCTGCTCATACTCTTTTACGCCGAATGTGTTTGAGAAGATCTTCTTTGCTTGATCGTAACCCTTGGTTTTGTTTAATGCTCCAAGAACTGCTTTACGACCAAGACCAAAAGCGGGGTTAAGTTTGTCGCCAATTTGACCTTTTACGATGGTTGGAGTGTGTAGCTTTTCGTCTGCTACTTCATCTTCGTCTTTATCATCGTCAATAGAGTTTTCCTCTGCTTCCTCTTTACGCTTGATATTTTCTTCTAGCTTGGCAATTTTTGCCTTTAGTTCATCAAATTCGTTAGTAAGATCGCTGGAATCTTCGTCTTTTTCATCGGCATCACATATTTCGTCAGCTAGTTCTTTTAGTCTTGACTTGTGCTGTGAAACCTTTCTTTTTAGTTCTTTAATGGAAAATGCCATCTAAAATTATTCTCCTGATTATATAAAATAAGTTGGAAATTGTTACGTTTTATTTAGTTACTGATGCCTAATACGGCTAAGTCCAAAGAAATGCGCTTCTTTCGCAATGCTTTTTGTTTCTCTTTATCTGATAAAGGCTCGTCCTCGACATGTTCCGGTGCAAGTGGTTGTTCTTCGGTATTTAAAGTTCTTTGGACCACAAGGGCTTGCGGATTACATGGAATGCTTACAATGCTGAACTCTGTAAGCTCGGACTTCGTAATATTAAGTCCACCATCCTCGTTGAAGTCCCATTCTAATGGAATGAAACCAATGCTTACGGCACTGAGAAAACCATCTTTGATGGATCTTCTAATGGCTTCCGCCTTGTCACCGATCGCGGGATAGTCGCCAGGCACAAACTCAACGGTTGCCTGCCATCCGTTTTGCACTTGCTCGATGTTTACGCATTTCCCTATGGGAAGCTGTGAAGCATCGTGGCCCCAAAGGACCACGGGATTTTTTAGATAGTTAGTAATGTCAAGGCCATCGGCGCTTATGCTATCGTATTCTCTATCACTAGCGTCTGTTGTGATAGTAAATGTAGATCCGTTCTCACTGGATAAGATCTCGTAATCTTTAGTTATAACCGCGTTTTTAACGTCTTGATTCTCGTTTATTCTCTCCTTGAATCCCTTTATTGTGTAAAAATTAGTCTCCATCCTTTTCCCCTGAATCTGTTATGTTATGGCTTCCTGTGCCGTCCTGTTGTGCTGTGTATGTTGGTGTGTGGAACACTTGCCCTTCGCCATCTGGCAATGGTGCGCGGCCTTCCAGTTCCCTTGCCTCGTCTTGGTTTAGGAACCCGTTGGTGATACCAATGGCATATGATTGATAACGTTGGAGTTGGTCGGCTTGTATCATCTTCGAGAAGTCAAACTTGAAGCGAAGCTTTCCTAATTCGTCATCAAACAGCATTTTCGTATCAAGCTGTTCTTCAAATTGCCTTGTAATAGTCTCCAGGGCATCGCCAATATATGCTCGCTCTTGCTGTTCCATATTTGCAGCTTTGTCAGATTCATTGAATCCAAGCTTATGACCCGGCACTTTATACATACGGGCAATTTCTTTAGTGATTTGCTCACGTGATTCCAAAAGCTGTAAGTCCGATGGAGAAGCCCCGGTATTCACATATTCCACGTCCGCTGGCACCACTGGCGTTTTCCCGCTGTTGGTTACGGACTGTGATACCCTGTTCCAGTTCTCGGCAATCTCGGCTGTCTTGTTCTTGTTGGCTGTGCCACTGACCTTTAGATAGCCTTGGAAGAATGACCCGTTTTGAAATGCTCTCGCTGCGGACTCTTGTGCGGCAAGACCGAGGCCAAATACCTCTGATGCCATTTGTATGGGACTAAGGCCAATGTAGTTACAATACAGACTATTGTTCTGTATGTGTATAATATCTTCCTCTCTTATGGTTCTTGTTATACCGTCTTCATTTGAAAAAGAGGTTTTTTCATCCATAAGCATTTTTGAAGTAACGGTGTATATCCTGTCACCATTCATTAGTTCTTGGACATTACAAGCCCAATCATCAACGGGGATCAGCTTTATAGGTGTTCCGTCCGGTGCACGAATGATTACGATGTAACCATTTCCACTTATCAGGAAAGAAAACACGACCTGTTGTAAAAGGGTAACTAGAGTGTTTCTCTTGTTAGGCTTTTTTAGAACTCGTGTCAGTGGATGTTTTTTGTTTATTTTCCATCCTCCATTATCTTCCACTTGTAAATGGAGAGGTATTTTCCCAATGTCTGTTGATATGAAGTTTATACAGGCATAAGCTGCTGATAGCTGTAAAACAGTTTGATTTGTAACAGAAACACCACTGGCAGTTGTTCCCCCGAAACCTGGGAAGAAACTTAATGAGATGGATGGTTCTGTGATCGCTGCTGATTTTGTATCTATGGTAGGCTCTTTTTTGATAATCTCCCTCTTGTTAAAAAATCCCATATATGTTTTGCTCCGTTAAATATTCTCCCTTTATTTACCGATGTTGTTACGGAAATATCGTCTTAGTATGTTTCTGTTATAGAACTCGTAGTTTCCTGCACTATCTGTTGCTCTAAGAACGTTGTTTTTTATTTGTATCTCTATTTCATGGTAGTTCATGGCGGACTTTGAGGTATGTAGTTTTAGGATTTCTTTCCTAAAATTTGAGGCGCCAAAGGTCTGTATGTCGTCATTGAGTTCCGCGCATGATCCCGTGTAGGTGCGCCAATCACTTTCGTATTTGATGCGCTTCACTTTGCCCTTGACCTTCTTCTTTCTCGTGAAATGAGTGACCTTCTTTCCAATGTATTTTTTCCCCGTAATGAGGTTCGTTATTAGATAAGTGAAGCCTTGATATTTTAAAACGTCCTGCTCTGTAATTCCTAATGGAAGAATCCATGTGTCCATAAGTAGTCCTTTTTTTAAGGATATTTATGGACACATGGATTCTTCCATTAGGTGTTAGTGTAGGTTGTTGCCAACGCTAGACGTTGTTCTATTGTTGATGTTCGGTGTGTTAATCTGTAATCCACTTCTACTATCAGTTTTAAGTGAAGTAGATGTGGTTGCTGGCGTGTTCCCATTAACATTGATGTTCATATCAAGGTTATGTTGAATAAGCCTGTTGAAGTTGTCGTTTTGATACTGTATGGCCTGTTGCGTTCTTATGCTGGCTTCCTTTCCGTAACGGTCTGCGGGTCTTTCATCCAAGCTGGAAACGGTCTGTGCCGCGTTGTAGATGGACATGTTTGGGTTTGTAAGAAGCATGTTACGGGCTTTTTGTGCCCCTGTGTCTCCATGCTTCATTTCCCAAAGGTAAGCTTTAACTTGGTTCTCGTATCCAGCCTTACGCACATCAATGCCTGTGCCTTTTAGGATTTGTAGAACACGGTCACGGTGCCATTGCCCCAAACCAAAGGCATTTCCACCATCGCCGTTGGCCCCGGTATCAAACCCTGATTCCTGCGCGATGTTCCCCATAATGCCCATTGCAGCATTGCGGCTGTATCCATCCTTCATGGCGGCGCTGACTAGGAACGCGGCTCTTTGCTGGCGTTCGTCGCTGGATAGCTTGTCATGGGATCTGCCTTCCCCGGCGAAGTAGTTTCCAAAGACGCCCCCCACTTTGCCGCCCAGATATGAACCTGCCATACCACCCACAATGGTACCCGCTGGCCCTGCCACTGAGCCAAGAAGGGCACCTGTTGCGCCGCCAGCGGCTTCCCCGGCTGTTTTTCCGTAAGCTGTGTCACGGTCCACTGTGTCTTTGATCTTGCTGTCTTGAAACAGATCATAGGCAGACTTTATCAAGCCAAGGGCAACGGCAATCTTGCCTAGCTTCCCCAGAAGGCCATCAAAGAAGGTCAAAAGCCCCTTCCCCGGCTTCGCGTTCAAGAACCCCGTCATTTTGCTGAAAAACGATAGCTTCCCGAAGCTGGTGAACACCTTGAGAAGTGAAAACCCAATGGTGAGGGCGGACCCTAGCCAACTGGCGAGTTTGAGGCCGATAAGCGCGGCAATAATGGTTTTGAAGCCACCTATCTTCTCATACCAATATGAGATGCTTTTCCCGATGCCTTGCCAATCCACGCGCGAAAGCCATTGTGCCAGGCGTGCCACGCCATCCACGAGTGCGTTAATCATCTTGTCCGCTTGTGGACCCGCAAGCCAGTTTGCGAACTTATCCAAAAGCGGAGAAAGCTTTGGGGACAATCGCCTTATGATGGTTTGCGTAACCCCGTTCACGGCTGTCAGGACGCCTTGATATGATTCCCTGAGCTTATTGGCGTTCTTTACGTTGTCCTCGTTGTAGCGCCCTAGAAATCTTGCCCTGTTCTCGGCTGTATGGACCCGCTTTGAATCCATCCCCATAAAGTTCGTGGTGCCCAACATACGTTGAGACATTTGCCTGAGAATGGCAGGGTCCACATCCCCGGCCTTTAGGTGCTGGCTCGTGTAATCAAGAACGCGGTCCCTGATCTTCTCCGCTGAATCGCGATATGTAACCCCCAGGCGGTTATAGATGGTCTGTAGGTCGCCATCCCCGCCAAAACGCATCGCTACGTTGTTGTCTTGGATCTTTGTAGTTGCTTGTTCCAAGGAAATACCGCCTGTGCCTAGCAGGAGACCTGCTCCGCGCATTTGCTGTAATCTCGTGGTGCTGATCCCAAGCCCCGCACTTACGCGCTGGATCTCGTTGGAAAGCATCGCAAATTGCCTTGTCATGGCGATAACGCCAGAGATAGACCCTAGCCCAAAGATGCCAGCAAACGCCTTGCCCGCCTTTTCCACGGGTTGTATAAACTTTGTTCTTAGGTTCTTTAACCCAGATAGCTTGTTAAACTGCTGCACCTGCCTTTGTAGCCTGTTGAATGGCTGCTGTGACAAGGCAAGCTGTTTGTTGATGTTGGCAAGTGCGTTCGTTGCTTTATCTGTAACTCCAACTGTTATAGAATAGTTCCCGTTAGATGCCATATAAAATACTCCAATGTTTTAGAGTATTTAACGAGAAAAGGCGCATACAATGTATGCGCCTTTTTTGTTACTTGTGTATTCTGTCAATGATACGAGAAACTGCTTCCGCGAGTTCTTCAAAGATGATTTCCTTGAGTTCTTCCGTCACTTCCACGGGTGGAGAATCATCAAGGGCGTAATCCATTTCCCTCTGGATCTCGGCAGGGATTGCAATGCCGCGCAAAGCCTTAGTTCTCTTTAAGGCAGTCTCAATCCACTCCGCCTGTTTGACGGTCAACGTCTCGCTGTATCCGTAATTGCGGCAAATATCAGTAGGTATCTTGCGATATTTTTCGCTGGTGTTGTTAATAAGTGCTGTGAAAAAATCTTGTATTTCTTGTTCCATTTTTATGTTTCCTTTTTAAATGTGCGTAAGTTTTGCTTACGCTTTATTTAGTGTTTTTCGTAAATACACTTGATAATACCCTTAAAAGGAAAATAAAAATGGATAAAGATATACTCGCTTTGATAGCCTTAGAAATAAAGAGACTTGCCACAAGCGGCGTGTTGTCCGCCGATGATATGATACTACTTTACGCCTGTAATCCTGATTACATCAAAATGTATACCTTGCTTATGAGCAAGGGCAGCAATCCCGCGTTCAACTTACTGAAAATGATGCTCACCACATACGTTTGCCTTGTCAACAAGAGCAAATCAGGAAGGGAGATAATAAGCATGATTCAGCAAGTTAGGGATATGTATAATGAAGAAAATAAAGCAGGTTAAAGTCCCAACAGCCAAGATAAAGACAAACGATACAAAAGAATTACGCCACATGTCTTATGATACAGCATGGCGAAAGTTCTCCAAGGCATACAGGCAAAGGCATTTCTTTTGTGAAGAATGCTTGAGGGACGGCAAATACAACATCGAAAAGCTAGAAGTGGATCACATTGTGCCTTTGTGCCAGGTCCCGCATTTGAAATTTGACGAAAGCAATCTTCAAGTGCTTTGCAAGAGTTGTCACGCGAAGAAAACCTATACAGAGACTATCGCAAATGGAAAAAATGGATTATGATGCAGGCAAATTTTATAGGATACATTATATGCCAGAAAATAACAAAAAAAACGAAACACATTTCCCCAGATTCAACATTGTATATAACTTCGCAGACAAAGTATTCAAAATATCTTCTTGGATTGTAGCAACATCCGCAGCATATTATATAGCAGAAAAAACGCGAGACCCATATGTGGCTTCTTTATGGTTGATAATGTCTACATTATTGTCCGCTGTAACGGGTATTTTTATAATAGAAGGTGTTTTGTTTATATTTGGAAAATACATTAAAAGTAATAATAATTTTGTGAAAGTTATGAGCTTTCTTGTTTCAATACCTATTCTTTTGTTATTGCTGACTTTTAGTTCAAAAATTATACGAGAGAAGTTAATCCCTGTATTTCATAATGCGACCGTTGAACATGCAGAAAATAACACTACGCAACCAAACAGATAGCGGACAAAATCGCTTGGGTCCGGGGATAAACCGCGCTACAGATCGTGCAAGGACATACAAAGGGATCGCCGCTGCCATGGCAGAACAGTGGTCATGAAAAAAGGGAAGCGTTTTTATACGCTTCCCTTTTTCATTTGGTATTCTTCTGTTACGTCAAACCACATTACAAGTTGATCTAGTGGAACATTCCATATTGCGTAAGGATCGTCATGATGTATGCTTGTCCATCCGTTTAAAAGAATCAGACTCATAATGTTTTTTTCAAACTTCTCTATGCTCTCAACAGGAACAATATCAAAGTCACCAACAATATTATAAGGTGATTGTTGGTTTAACTCATAAAATATTCTATGATTTTCTCCGCTACATCTGCTGGAAGTTGGTAAAAGGTTTCAACAGCAAGCCCTGTAACCTTACAAGCTACCTGTGCCTGATAGTCAATAAGTTCTTCTGGAGTTGGGTTTACCGATTTCCACTTCTTTTGCGGAATATACTTTTCCATGAAAGTTGGCTTTCTTACATCTACGTGATCGTATTTCTTTCCGTCAATCTCGATTTCTGGAAACTTGAATGTCTTCATTTTAAAATTCCTTTTTTATAAAAGTGTTACTTTGTTATTTACCGAGAAACATAAGGGCTTCTCGTGATCTTCGGGCTATCAAGCCTGCCTGGGGTTTTCCTGCGGCATATACCCATAGGTGGAACTGCTGCGCCGCCGCTTCCATGTCCTGCTGCTGCACGTATTTCCAAAGAGTGGACTTTAGAAGGGTGGTCAAGCCAAGGTTGTATGCGAAGTCACACAAGGCCGCTGTTTGCCACGGCTCAAGGATTACGGTGCTGTGTTGCGTGATGGCGCTCCACAAGCCCTGTAGTGTAAGCTGTAAGCGTTCCTGGGCTTCCTGTAGGGTTATGGTCATGCCTTGATGGATGTCTTGCCCTGTCTGTCCGTATCCTATGGTCCAGATCCCGCAACAGTCCTGATACGCCTGTAAGCGTAAGCCTTCGGATTGCTCCACAAGGGTTATCAAATATGGTGGTAAGGTACTCATAGAAATATCTCCGTTTTTAAGGCGGAGATATTTAGTTATGTTGATAGTTTGCCGTTTATCTCGGATATAGTAACTCTAAGTTCCGAAAGTGCTTTCGCCATTTCTTTAGAGTTTTCATTAGACTCTTGAACAAGGCGGTTAAATGCTTCGTCCTTTTCGTCTAGTTTCTTGTTGAGATTGTTTATCGTCACGAGAAGATAAAATATGAAGCCGAGAAGCAGGCATATCACTACGTCTGGCCCTCCAACAGCTACGGCTTTTGCGATCAACGCTATAATGTCATCCATGGACCTCCCCTAAAATACGACGGACATTTTAATATTTAAGGGTGATCGCGTATGTTTTTTAACGCTAGAATTTTTGTTCCTGATTTGTTTCCATGCGTGATGTATCGCATAACCTCAAGGAAACCGTAGCGGAAGCCCTGGCGATGCTACAAGCACCATGTAGCCCCTTCCCGTGTTAAGTTGGGATATAAGGAGCTTCATGTATATGTAAAAGGGTATTATTGAATATTCATCTCTTTTTTTAATGACTCTACACAAACACTGCCTCTTGGTGACAATTTACTTTCTACAAATAATTCTAAAACAAATTCGTATTCTTTTAGAGGTTTTTTATACGAAAATTCTAATATGTTTGATATCATTATTTTAGTTGGCTTATGTATATTTCTTCTTAACTCAATAGCTTTTTCAGAATAGCAAGAATATAAATGTAATCCATTTTCTATTTCACGTATTGAACTTTTACTAAGATAGGTATACAATAGAACAATATTGTTTTTATCTTCACTTGCCATTTTAGCCATTTTATATACTTCGTATATAAAATGAAATATCAAATGTTCTTTTTTTTCTATATCTTGGCTTTTTATTACTTCCTCTATCGTTTCATTTGCCCTATCGGCGAAGGTCTCTATCACTTTCGCCATATATGACATATTCGATACATCCAGTGATCGTCTTGAGTTGCGATATGATAAAGAGGCGAAGCCTACAGCAATAAGGGCCACAAAAGCAGAGGCCCAACCTGACAGTGGCCCCCACTCAAAAGTTTTCCCGGCTTCTAAAGTTCTGATGCTGAGATCTATAAGGATAGAACATACAAACAGAATCAACCCAAAAGATATTATCTCAAATCTACGCATATTATCTCTTTTTATCAATCCATAGGATGGTATATGACCTAATCGACTATAAGTTTTGCCAATAATAGTTCGTCCTCAAACCATTCATAAAGGTCACTAGAAACTTCAAAATCTTTGATAAACTTCGTATCTGGAACAATTTGCCCATATTCTCTTACACATAATTCTGCCTTGTGTTCTCCCAATGACACAAACCTATTCCCAAATCTGTAATATATGTTTGACGGTCCACCACGCTTATCAAATACGAAAAGAAACTCGTCAGCATACCTTTCTAAGGTTCCACTACTGTATTTTGAATTGTATAAAAGTTTATCATAATTACCACTATGTACCTTCTTATGCTTTTGTCTGAAAATGTTCATTTATAACTCCACTCCAAAATATTTTACTATCAGGATTTTCCCTGTTAATGCGATAGCCTAAAATACGTTATATCACTGTCTCTGTCAGGTTTGTAGGTCTTGATCCCATTGCAGGGCACATATGTGCAATCATGAAACACATAATGGATGTTGTAGCTTTCCCATTCCCCTAGAAGTTCCTTATAATGGGGTATATGCTGGATACGCCTCAATTCCTTACGAAGCGCCCATAGCTTTCCCCACTCTTTGAAATCTTCCTTATTCCTGTTTTTGTAGAGCCACGAAGGATCAGTGTTTTTGAGCCACGGACGCACCAAGTCCCTATCTCGTGATAGTGTAAGGCTCATCCTTAAATGCGAGACAGAATATTGCCCCTCTACGCCATACAGGGACAACAGTTTTTCCCTGATCTCGGCATATAGCATCTGCACAATGGTTTCTTCTGCTGTTGGTGTTAGTAAATGTTCCATGTTTAAAATCTCATTTTTATGTATGTTATTTGTTCTTCCGATAATTGATAGTAGTCATCAAAAACTATATCTTCGTCTAATTCCATAATATCTTCGTCAAGATACGAAAATGGAGATAATATAGCTTTATCTTTACTCAACAACAACTCCAATCCAAAGTGTTCTGTTTCAAGAGTGTGGTTATTTGAGAAGCAATCATAATCTAAAGTATCACCATTCTTAAAACGTACATCGAAATGCCCTCCAATAAGAGTATATATATTATCTATACTGTTCGTGATATGATTTGAAATATCTGATTTTTTCACACATGACGAATGATGAAAAGTTGTGATGTATTCATCCATATGAAGGATGTTTATCTTATCTCTATCATATAGTGTGTATCCATTCTCAAGTTCTTTTTGATAGTCTTTGAGAATTGTTATATTTTTATTAGTTTCGTGTAAGTAGTAATTTTCTATTAAGTTCATTATTATGTTTCCTGTTGAAAATTATTCTGTTGTAAAAAGTTTGAATATTTTGTTTTGAAATGCTTTTTGCTTTGACCTTTTAACAACGGTCTGCCTTAACAAATGTGTTGTTGTTGGCCTTATTTGCGAAAGCGAGATAACTTCTCTCTTGCTGAAAATGTTTCCTTGCTCGTAGTTCCATTCCATGAGAAGCCCACATAATTCCGTGGGGTAGTATCCTAGCTTTGGATCGTAGGAGTATCCTGCAATGTCCTTCATACCTTTACCCCCTTGGCAAAGAGCATCGAAAGCCTTGTAAACTCCATCTTCTGCGCTGGTGTTAGTGATCCCTTACGCTTGAGCCTGTTATATTTTGCCCTATCGCGTTCCCTGGCTTTCTTGTCCTCCACGGACATTTTGTGTTTTGGCTCTTTCCTTGTTTTCCCTATCTTGAGATCTATCTCGTTTATGGAGCCACCAATTTGCGCCTGGACACGGGTAGCCGTAAATTGATCCAGCACGTAGATGTTAATGTCACATGGTGGATTATTTCGTACCGCACATCTAGCAATAGCCTGTATGACAAGGTTAATATGCCTTCCGGTGTCACCTTCCCTGTGCTTGTATCCAAGGATCTTTAAAAAAGTATCCTCGATACTCATTCTAAAGTTTGACATGACAACAACGGATGTTTTCTCCATCCATACTTGTTCATTAAGACCGTGGCTTACTTTTGGTAGCACTAGGTCACTGTTGAACTTTGGAATGGATATTGCTTTCTTTGATGGTTTGTAGTTCCATCCTATCACAAGATAATCATTTACGTTTTCGTTGATCCATGCCGTTACCTTTTTAGGCACATCTGGATTACTTTCTATCTGTCCGTTTCCAACAGAACGATTGCCTTTCTCGTCACCAAGAAAGTAGTTTATAATAATGTTTGATGTATATTCATGAAATCTAAGATCTTTCGTAAGTGCGGATTTTGTAAAAGTTACATCATAAAGGGATGATTTGTATATCAGTGATGATAATGTATTTTGTATGTCGTATCCAAGGTAAAGTAGTTCTCCTACATCCTTGAATATATTAGGTGATAGCACTTCAAATGTTATGAAGTTTGTTCGTTCTCCACTGAGATAATCATCAAACTGCTTCTTGATAACGTAAACATCGAGATTTGATGTTTCTAATGTTGTGATAAGTTCTTTGAATGTTTTTTCGTATACCGTATCTGTTCTATCAAGATTTGATATGTTTGCAAGTTCTAGTTTATATAGATCATCCACAGAGCAAGTTTTTGCATTAACATACTTTGAAAATATCATTTTTGATGATTGCTCTACTAGATTATAGTGCGCTGTTGACAAAGCATTTAGTTCTTCATCAACTATCATGAGATCGTCATCAAATGTATGATTTGCCAAGTTTGCGAGGCTGGCGCTGGTTATAAGATGAAGCTTCTTCGTTCTGTTAGCTCTTTCCTCAAGGATATTATCAGATACGTTTTGATCCTTTGTCGTGGATGAATCGAGAACGGCAATATCGTTAGGGTTGAGCCCTTGTCTAATGAGACGTTCCTTAATGGAAGCAAGTAGCTTCATGGTTGGAGCCACATACGTTATCGCCGTCATATGCGCGATGTTCTTTTTGATGTGTTGGATTGCTACTTCTGTTTTCCCTGATCCTGGCAGGGAAGGTATTGTTGAAATTATCATTTTGGATATTCCTAAGTTTAAAAACAAAAAGGTCTGGAGAACCTCAACCGCAAAGTTGTTCTCCAGACCTTTTTGTCTTTTATGATTTAAACTAGGAACTGGAAAACAACTTCTACTGTTTTGGAAAACAGTTTGCGGTTGCCTTCCATTACTTTTATTTAGTATCAGAGGTAAATTATTGCCCTCTTAATGTTGTTATTTTATGCAAAATTATGGAAAATGTCAAACATAAAGTAGAAATACAAGCGTCATCTAATCAGGAACATTATGTTTGTATGTTTGGAATACGTACATTTACCCTAAAGAATATAACTAAAAAAGTGTACTCGGTATTATGTGCCGTGCGTAGCACGCGCATAACTCGTAATACTGTAAATCACGTAAGAATGAGAAAAAACAAAAAAGTAATGGAAGGCGAAGCGAAGTGGAGCAATCCATTACTTTTTTGTTTTTCGTATATTCTTACGTGCCACATTGAAGTGAGTAAGCGAAGCGCACGAAGCTTCAATGTGTAACACTTAACCATATATGAGCAACAAATAACCACCATCATATTTTGTGGTGCTTGCGCTGCTTCATTTGCTCATTACGAAGCTTCGCTTCTCCATTCCCTACATGAAGCGCGTAAGGACTACACAAAATATAAACAAATGGATAGCTCCACTTCGCTTCGCCTTCCATTTGTTTATATTTTCTTTGTCCTAAGTGATTTACAGTATGTTCCATAAAGGTGTTTTTCATTGCTTGCGACGGAATGAGCGTAAGCGAATGACAGAGCCACCAAAGAACGAGCGTAGCGAGTTCCAAAGATACCGAAGTAGATGACGCTTGTACGGGTTCGTCATTGCTAATCAGGTTCATGTTGACAAACAATCGTTATGTGCATTTCTGCTATGCGTTTTGCACGTGTATCAACCGTAATTTAGCGTTGCATTAGCGTTATCTAACGTCCTATAAGCGTTTCACCACGTGGGAACAAGAACATGACGACCAGAGCAATATTCAAGCTACGAGACAAGTTCATCAAAGGTTGCCAGAAGCAACTACAGCTTATTGGACAGAAAGACGCACGGCGTTGGACTTTCCCTTACGGGGATGAAATCGCCATTCAACTTAGGTTCGGGGTCTATCCCATTGGGGATGTTTTACCTTGCGAAGATGAAGAGGACGTAGAGGACGAACTTACGGCAGCGATCATATACGCCAAGCAAGGCATGTATGACGAACTGTTACTTGAAGCATCACGGAAGTTAAGTGCCAGCGCCAAACAGCGCGAGAAAGAACCAACAGGGGAGTAATAATGCTTCCCTGTCATAAGAGAACAGGAGATAGACATGGATTACTTGAAAAACCTCAACGATATTCGCGATCGTATGAAGGCCCATACCACAAGCAACGCGGACTTGTATAAGGAATACCTTGAGTCCGCTGTGAAGTTCTGGGGGGAATATTCTTACGGAACCAGCAATTCCGTAAAGGAAGCCTTTGAAAACGAATTGGGCAAAACGAACTTCAGGAAAGGAACACCTTCCATAACCTTTATTGCCCGCGCTCTCATAAGATCCAGTGACTTTGATAACGCACAGATCCCCTCTGAAATCCGCCGTGTATTCAAAAACACGGGGATCACGGACAAAGCAAGCTTTCAAAAGTTCCTTGCTGATATTGTATCCATGACGTGGACGGGTATAAAGCGCAAATATAGTGGAGGCACCAAGGTCAAGGACGACCCCAAGGCAATTTTTGCCCAGAACCTGGCGAAGTGGGAAGCGGCTCCTTTGATGGCAACCGCACTGGACAGCAAGCATGTGCCTACGGATATGGCTGAGGATGTAGCCCTGTGCGTGACCATGATGAACAAGAAGACGGGCAAACTCAACATTCTCCATGTCTACGCCACCGGCAATGACAACATTGTTGATGCACTATCCACGAAGCAAAAGGGGAAGGTGGCGTAATGGCGAAGCTAGATCTTGGAGGGGTTCTTTATCCCTCCACTATCGCAAAAGACGCATGTGATGCGTTTGTGCGTGGGGACAATAAGCATCTCATGTTGTGTGGCGCACATGGAACAGGAAAGTCCTTCGCCGCGTATCAGATAGCCTTGAAGCTCACGGAAACAACGGACTCGGCAAACGATATTGTCCTGATCCAAGGCACGGACACAGCAGCCGAGATAAGCAGTAAACTGGCGCAACTCCGCCTTATGACGATCACAGGAAAATGTAAGGTCGCCATCATTGATGAACTTGATTCCGCGACAACGGCGGCAATGAAGCAAATCGTGTCATTTTATAATCGCGACGAAAAGCGTGATTATAAAGACCGGATTGCGATGATTATGACTGAAAATGATGAACGCCCCGGCAATAGTCAGTATCAGAAGCTACGTGACCGCTTCCAGTTCGTAAGGTGGGATCTCCCGGCAAAAGATGAAATCAAAAAGCACTTGGTATCCAGCGACCCCGACAAGGATGCTTGTGTTGATGCCTGTAGAAGCTTTCGAGACTTGGAGCGAAGCCTGAAATAACAGAAAAGGGGGGAGCAATGCTCCCCCCTTTTCAATATATGTTGCTACATCAAGCTGGATATACAGCTACATTATATCTTCGTTTAAAATCACCACATCCTCACCCTGCTCTTGCAGCAAGAACAACTCCACGCGGGTTACAACCATATCAGTGCCATTAACCAGAACATAAAGCATGTGTATCTCCATAACGTTGTAGCTACAGCTTTATGTTCCAAAAATCGCCACGTCTTTCTTTTTGTGATAACATTTATCAAATAAGTTGATATGTTATTATGCGCTGTTTAAAGCCCGTGGATAGCGTTGCAAGTTTTTGCGTGGTTGCCACTAGCTACAGTTATAAACCTTATGTCCGGCCATCCTAGACGCTCTTAGAGGCATATTAGGGCATACATTATGCCTTTTTTATTCTGGAATATACCAAGTGCCGCTGCCCTCATATAATGATGGCACTAAGCTATGTAAGGCGAAGATACAGCTTACGACGCCATCAATTAGGTTGGTGCTGTTCACCACGTCTTTACAGACATATATGTTTTCATTTCTGTCAGTGACAACGCGAGCATTACGCGCGTTCCATTCCCATACAGGGCTTTCGTATCTGATGCGCTCTTGAAGGACCAAGGACTGCAAAGCCTTCGCCGCCTTTGATAGCTTCCACGCTTGCGGAACCCACGCAATAGGTTGCCCATCCTGCGCCAAAGGCATCGCCACACCATCCATCAAGGCGGGATCGGCGTTCAAGGTCACAACGTCATATTCCGCACATATGCCCTCGATAAAGTTGAGGACATACCCGGGGTCTATGATTGGGCCAGGAATTGAGTGCAGGTACCCTTGCTCCTGCCAGTGGTGATATTGGCTGTTGTTGCTGTTGGCTATGGTCTCGCTAGGCAAAAAGTAATGCGGGAACACGTATAGTTTGTCTGCGCGGTAAAAGCATTGAACCACGGCGGCCATATCTGTGACCTTGGCCATGTCGATGCCCACGTAACATGGTAAATCCTTGAAATCCTCAATGTTCAGGGTATCGCGGCAACGCACCAGGCGATCCAAGTCTAACCATGAATCGCCGTTCGCAAGCCACTGATTAAGGTGTAAAGTGAGATAGCCCGCGCGTTCCGCTGGCACGAGCCTTGCCTTTTCCATGGTGGCAAGAACCTGCTCGTGATCCTGATGTGCGTCCCAACATGGATTGGCTTTACGCAAGGTCTCCACGCAATATGGGTCATCTCCAGCGTCCGCTTTCCAGATGCAGCCCCAAAAGGACGGCGCATCTATGTCGCCGTTGAGCACTTTACGGCAATACGAATTTTGCTCGTAACCTATGCTCTCCAGGCTCATGCCTGCTGTGGTGATGGCGATAACCAAAGTGCTAGGGCGCTTCCCTGCCCCGGTTATGAGCTTGTCCCATACAAGGCGCTTTTTGATGGCGTGGAGTTCATCCACGATTGCGCACGAGATGTTAAGCCCATCAAGGCGGTTTCCATCGGCACATAATGGCCTAACAGCCTGTCGGGTTGGGGTACCCTGTGAAGGGGTAAGGCTGTAGAGTGTCGCGATGAGCCGCTTCATCCCGTTTGACCGATCCCAGCCGTATCTTCTGC